CTTTTTCCTGCGCGGAGCCTACAATATCCAGAGATTGCCCTGGATCGTGCGCCGGGACGTGATCCCGAAAGCTACCGTCGAAGACCGGGCGCAATATGAGAAATGGGATCCGAAGTTTACCAAGTATATCCTGAACAGTGCCGGCTCGAGTGTTCTGGGTTTACGCAACTACTCCGATACGCTCTTCCGCTACAGCGGCAACCGGATCTACGTCGATCAGATGCGGGAGATGTGCGAAGTCTTTTACGCCTTTTACCGAGGGGAGGACTCGCGTAACCGGCGCCGGATAAACGTGACGATCTTCTCCCCGGTAACCGACGTGATCGGCCGGCGGCTGCCTAATCCCTATAATCACGGCAAATTTCCCTTTGTGTTGTGCATGCGCGAGCGCCGAAGTCGCTCAGCGGTTGAAGCTCGCGGCATAGCCGATATTGAGATGACCCACCAGAGCGAGATCAAAAATCAGCGCGACTCCAGAAATGATCGGACAAGTCTCGGCACGCTTCCTCCGTTGCAAGTACCGCTTGGGCGCGGAAAACAGCAGTACCGGTTAGGGCCGCGAGCGCAGTTACAAGTGATGCGCCCAGGAGAGCTAGCGTGGCTAGCGCCACCACCGCTAGATCAGACCACTTTTGAGGTAGAGAACACGACCTTGAGAAGCGCATACAATTATTTTGGCAAAAGCTGGGAAGGCGTTGATCCTAACAAGGTCTTACGCAAGCAGCAACGTCTGATTGACGGTTGGTTGGCCGAGTTGCGCGAGGTCTACGGGCTGGTCTACGAGCTCTGCGAACAGTACATGGACCCCAACGACTGGATGGCGATTTCGGGCGATCCGCAGAGCGTGCCGCAGCCGGATCGCAAGAGCATTCAGCACAATATCAGCCTGGTGCTCGAGTACGATGCTAAAGATCTGAATACCGAGTATCTGAAGCAGAAAATGGACTTAATCCAGTCGATGCTGGTGGCGACCGACGCGGCCGGCGTGATTGACCGGGCCGGTTTGACCCAGTACGCAGCGCAAGCGCTTGACCCGGCCTTAGCCCAACGCATCGTGCGACCACAGGGCCAGGTGACCCAGCAAGAGATCGAGGACGAACAGGATGCGCTTAGCAATATAGTGAGCGGGATCGATCCGCCGGTTTACACGAGCGGGCAGAACGCCCAACTGCGCCTGCAGGTGATTCAATCGACCATGCAAAACCAGGATTACATGAATTTCATTCGGGCGAATCCCCTAGCCCAGCAACGGCTGCAGAACCGAGTCCAGAATTTGCAGTTCCAGATCCAACAACAGCAAAATGCCGTGACCGGCAAGATCGGCGTACCGCCGGGACCAACCCAACAACTCACTGGCGCTGTGCCGGCACCACCACCAGGACCACCGGGACCACCATGACTTTATGAGCGCTAGAGCCCGCGAAGAGGCTTTATTTCTTCGACATGAGCTCCGTCATGACGCCCATAACCTGAAAGGCCAAAAATGCCAAATGCACCCGTCTTCGGCGACAGTAAGATGACTGTCACAAGCAGCCCGGCTAATCCGCCAAACCAAGCTGAGCTTTTACCAAAGCTGGACCCGGTCTTTATGACCGCATGGAACCAGAGCAAGTATCTCTTTCCCGCTCAATGGCAGGGCGACCCTGACTTTATTGTTGCCGTTGCCGTGGTCGCCTCTCGCTACAAAACCGGTTCAGGGGTGACAACGCCGGCGATTACGACGATCGCTCCGACGAGCACGCCCAAAAACGTCGCATTCACGCTGACGGTCAACGGCTCGAATTTCGATGCCAATGCGATAGTCATGTTGAGTGGCATTGATCAACCAATGGCCACTTTAACTCCGACCCAACTGACTGCCACAATCAGCGCAGCAACGATTAAAACCGCCGGCACATATCCCATTGCGGTGCGTAACGCCAACGGCACCATTTCAAACACAGTTAATTTAACCGTAGTCTAGAAAACCAAACCTGCGCTATGCCAACCACTGTCCAACCAGCACCGCTCGACGAGCAACCAGCTTTTACCCCTAACCTGTCCCCGGAAGTGACATCTAATCCTTGGGATGATGACCAGGGGTTCCAAGCTCTGCTCAAAACCAAAATCTATTCCTGCCCCGGCAGTTACGGAGGCGATAACGCTTTTTTTAGCTGGCTCTATGATTTTTACCTGGCTGCAGGCGGAGGATTGCCTGCCCCAACGCTCACTGCTCTAAACCCGAACACCGCGCTTGCCGGTGCGGATGTCACGGTCGATATCACCGGCACAGGGTTTGACGCGGGCGCAACTGTAAATATCGGGGCTGCTTACGGTTTGACTCCGACGAGTGCTACCGCAACCGATTTAACCGTACCGATCGCGGCCGTGAACATCAGATTCCCTGGAGTTCTGCCGGTGAGCGTAAAAAACGGTGACGGGCAATACAGCTCTCCCTTAGATTTTACAGTGACCTGAAACGCGATGGCTGAGAAGCCAAATGAGATTGCCGTCCTGCTTGGACTTCCGTGGCTGCGCGAGGTTGCGCGTCAAAAGATGAGTGAGGAAGACAAAATCCAGAGCCAATCTGGCTATTTCTGGTCGTCGATGACCGGGACCGTGGTCAACATCGATCATAAGGATGATGGCTTAGAAAAGAGATTAGGCGAAGGCTTGCCGGCCATGAACGAGAAAGCTTGGCAAATGGTTATGAGTTTGTTTGGCGGCCAGCCGCAGATATAACGTGACCTGATGGCAGCCACTGTCGATAGCTCGAGCGTGCCCCTCAAAGATCGCTTCTATATATATAGAGGCACAGTCCTGCATCAGAAGAAAATGGCTGCGGATTTTGACCAGATGTACTGGCAGATGTTGCCGAAACCTGCGGCACCGACTCTCGTCGCTCTTAATCCCGCTACCGCGCCGGCAAACCTTGATGTTACCGTGAACGTCACCGGCACAGGATTCGATGCCGGGGCACAAGCCTTAATTGGCACGACTGCGTTGAGTCCGATGGGCACCGTAACCCAGACAGCGTTCAGCGTAGTTATTCCGGCGGCTCAGATCGCTACGGTAGGCGCTCATGCCGTGAGCGTGAAAAACGGTGACGGGCAACTGAGCAACGCGATCAACTTCACCGCGACTTAAGCCAATGCCTGACGCGATCAGTGGCTCAACGATTTATCCGTTCAAATGGTTCTTCCGGCCGGAAACCGTTCCCGCAGTAGTTCCCGTTCTCCAGATCGTCGACGACATTACCGAGCTCGCTTTTGAGCAGTTGCCGGGGGTCTTATCCGAGATCGACAAACGCCACTGGGGGGCAATCCGGCAGGTGTTGATCGAGGCGAAAATGAAGGCCGAGGCGATGCTTCGTAACGATGAGATCATTAAAAACGCTCAGTTAAGTGCTTACTACCAAGGTTGGGTGAACTATGCCGACTACATCCTTGCGAACCTCGAGGGACTGCGAGCCGGCGACGTGCCGGGACCGGCGGATCAAAGTGCAACCCCAATAGAGGAACCTTGAGAATTATGGACGAAGAAACAAAAGGCGCCTTGAGATCAATTAACGAGAGGCTGCAGGAAATTGCCGTTATCTTGCACCGGATCGAGGATCGTCAGATTGCGGTACGCGAAGAGATTAAAGACCAGGCACCGCCCGTAGTTGGCTCTTTCGCTTCCAGCGAATAAGCGATTTCGGCTGAAATGTCTCGATGGAAAAAGTGCAAGGTCGATGGATGCCGGAACGTCGCGAGCAATAAAGGCTATTGTTTTGCGCATCACACTCGCCTGAAACGCACCGGCCGCCTCGACGAGCACATCCCGATCCGGTCCTTTCAGCGAGTCCGGACGAAGTAAGAATGTTCCTTGTGGAACATTTTTGTTCCACGGAGCTTGCACTTCTCACGGTTATGTGAGAAAAAGCCCAATCTAAGCGGACTGGCCGACGCTTCAATTCGACCTGGCTAGAGTTTTCTTGTTTTTGCGAAAAACATGGCAGAGGAACCTAAAGGTACCCAGACTCCTCCACCGGCTGAGCCATTACCCGAGCCGGATTTGGACGATCTGTTAAGCCGCATCCCTCTTTTCAAGGACGCTTTTGGTCCGGAGGGAGAATCGGGTGACACCAAGCCTACGGCGCCAAAGGAACCGGCGCCGGAAAAGGCACAAACGGCACCTGCAGAAGTGCCGGATGAGATTCGACCACCAGAGGAATTACCTCCCGAGGTGGAAGAACCTCCGCCAGAAGAGGAACCTAAACAGGAAATTTCAGATTCGGTCCAGAAACGGATCGATAAACTCACCGCCCAACGCAAGGGTGCCGAGGAGAAGGCCGCCGCACTCGAGGCTGAGCTAACGGACTTGAAAGCCAAGTTTGTCGCTCCGCCCCCGGTCGCTCCGACTCCGGAGTCGCCCTTAGCCGGCATTGAAACCAAGGCTGAACTCCAGGAACGAATCAAGCTCGTGTTACGAGCTAAATCCTGGGCTATCCAGAACTTGGACGGTGGGAATATCGATCTGGGAGAAGGTAAAACCAGGTTTTTGGATGGGCCGGAAGTCAAGCAGATCCTGGCAAATGCCGAGGAGATGCTCTCCGTTCATGTCCCGCAGCGGGATAAGTACATTGATGCCAAAGCTGAGTTCGATAGCGTGGCGCTCAAATCGTATCCGTCCCTGTTTAAGGCGGGAAGCGTTGATTACCAGGAGATGAATTCCTGGTTCATTGCGTTTCCTGAATGCCGCAAGTTTCCCGATATAAAGTTGATAATTGGCGATGCCATCATGGGTCGCAAGATCCGGCTAGCCAAATCAGCGCAAAAGGGTAACGGTCAAACGCCTCCTCTGGCAACTCCGCAACCTGCAGCCGCACCACGTGTTCCCAAATCTCGGGCGTTGAGCGGTGAAGAACTCTCTGCAATCGCAACGGACCCTAACAGCAAAGCGCTGGACCGGTTCGTTGATTCCCTGATTGCAGGTGGCGAAGAAGCACGTGCTCAGCGCTCAAAACGCTAAAAGCACGAAAATGGCAGGACTCCTAGAAATTCAGCAGGTCGGGAAAAAAGAGGATTTCGCCGACGTCATTGCAATGGTGGACTATAAAAACACACCATTTTCCTCGATGTGCCCGAAAGGGTCTGAGCCGGTCAACACAATCTATGACTGGCAGATGGATGCCTACGATGACCCTCAATTAGGAGGTATTATCGATGGTGTAGACGTTGTCTCCGCCGATTATGTGAACCCGGCTGCAAAGCGGGCCAAGGCTCACGGGCGGATTCAGAAATTCCGCAAGGCGTTCATGGTAAGCGATATGGCCCAAAACGTCAGCGACGTTGCCGGTGTCGGCCGACACGCTGAAATGCAGCGGGCGATTAAGAAGGTCATCCTGGAGCTCAAACGCTCGATGGAAGCGACTTTCTGCTCTGACCAGGATAGCCAGGCTGATGACGGAGCGACTAAAGCCTACCTGACTCGTGGAGTCGGCAAGTGGATTACTAACACGGCACAGACTGATTTGCCGTGTCCAGCGATCTTCCTGACGCCGCTGACTTCGATCGTCAGTTCGACTACTGCAACGATGCTCGAAGATGACGTCAATGCCGCCATGGAATCGATCTACCAGCAGACCGGGCAACAGAAAGATTTCGATCTGCTCTGCGGCACGGCCTTGAAGAAACGGTTCTCGAGTTACGCGGCCTATGTGCCCAATGCTGTCGCGACGGTGCCGCTTCGCCGGTTCAACCAGGACGCAGACTCCAAGGCGATCATCAACACGGTCGATTTCTGGCAAGGCGATTTCGGGAGCGTCAAACTGATTCTCTCGCTGTTCCTGGCCAAGGATTCGGCGATCGCGAATGTCTTCAACGGGCGCGGTTATCTGATCGACTGGGATCAGTTCGAGCTGCGATACAACCGGATGCCTGGGTATAAGGAAAATCCGGATTTAGGCGGTGGTCCTCGCGGATATGTAGATGCTATCTGCGGACTAGTTGTCTACAACCCGTTGGGCTTAGGAAAAATCGCGCCTACCGCATAAGATGGTCCTGGGATGGGAACAGTTCGCCGCTGACTTAGCGGCAGCTCGCGGTGAAGAGTTCGTGCGAGACTTCGTTCGAACTCTCACCGACGAACAACGTGCCGAGGAGGAACTGGCATTTGCAAGCCAACGGCGAATCGCTGCCGCCACTGAACGCCTCGATACCATGTTCATGGACGGTCTAGGCGAACTCCATATGCGGGTCGATCCGGAGGTGTTCTTTCACTGGGTCAAGAAGGAAGGCAAAGACTGCTGGAATGACAAGCAGTTTATCCGCGAGTTCAAGCGTGATAACCCGGATGTCCGGGTCTTAGCCCGCCCTCGAAAAACGTCAGTATTGCGTCCGTGAATGCTCCCTACTCAACGCAGCGAGTGCTCTATGATGTAGCCCGCAATCGAGGTCTGGTGCCGGAAGGCGACGATGCCAATATGGATCCGGAAGCAGCCTATCAGATGCTGGGATTCATGGATGACCGGCTGCGCGAGGCTTGGGATCTGTACGACTTCATCGAAACCACGTTCTGCGAGCAACGCGCGTTTGCGCCCGATTACGACGTTACCGCGTGTTACCCCCTGAACTCGATCGTCTGGGATCCATGCACTCAAGCCTATTACCAGGCGCTTGTGATGACCACGGGCGCACCACTCTCTAACACGGCAATCTGGGCACCGAACCCGAACGTGTCGCCACGGTATATTCCCTGGCAGGCACCCGGCAAGACACCGATCGGCACGGCATTCGGCGCCTGGAACAAGAACCCTTACGAGGCCCCGCACAAGATCCGCCAACAGTTCCTGATCAGTGCTCGCGGGCTGGAGTTCACGGCAACTTCTAATTGCACTTTCGTCTGGTTGTTATTCCGGATCCCCTATCCCGGCATTGGCCGATCGCAGTGGGTTCCTACGACCACCTACAACACCGGCGATGCGACGATCGACGGGACCGATAGCTACATCTCGAGCATCGACTCGAATCTTGGGCAGCAGCCGAGCTTGACGCCCACCTCGTGGACGATGTTCCGGATCCCTTATCCGATGACCAGGTTCGTCACTCAGGCTGCGTTTGCCGATACGCTCGTGGTCGACGGGCAGAATGAGAAAGCTCCGGACCAGCTCGCCGAGGCGTTTGGCTTTCTGTCCCAGGCTTTCGATCAACAGCAGTTGCAACAGGGGCAACGGGACAATTGGCAAGGCTATGCGAGGTGACACGATATGTGATCGATGCGGGAAAGAATTCGGCCGCCATGGTGTGGCAATAGTATTTGGATGGGTATGCGATGAATGCTGGAAAGAATTAGTCGCGACAGAGATCGAACCGATGTGCTGGTCAAGGAAGGAGAGGTACGGCTATCCCATTAACAAAAAAGGGCAAAAAAATCAAGAAGGCGATGCAAGAGCAGTACGGCAAGGAGAAGGGTGAGCAAGTCTTCTACGCATCGCAAAACAAAGGGAACATCAAGGGCACCGAGAAAAAGCAACGCAGAGGGTTAATGAATGCATGAAGCTAGCGTTGCTTACGTCTTGGTGCGTTCCCAGGTTATGATG